TGGGGGGGGGCTCGTCTTGTGTAACCTCGTGAGAGGACCACATTGATTTAGGATTGGGGCTATTGATGCCCTATTAACCTAGCCTGGAAAAGCTAGGCCGGCTTTAGCCGCTTTGGAGATCTCCCTTCTCCGCCTCCCTAAAAGGAGGTAACTCAACAGAAGCCGCCTTGGAAGGGCGGCGTCGTAGTGAGTTCGCGGATATCTTGGGAGTTGTCCAGGTTAGAAACCTGGCTCTCAGGTCGAACACGAGTCCAAACCGTGTCGGCGCTTCCCCTGTAAGCTAATCTTAAAGATGGGTTATCCCATCCTCTAAATCGACTCAGGAAGAATCATGACCTCCGGTTCGATCACGCGCGGAGTCGCAATGTGGACCCCGGGTATCAGGTATCAAAAGACCTGGTCCGGGTCCGATTGGCCCAAACTGCCAAAAGCAGTCAAGCCTCCCCTTATGTCCCCAGTTTATCTGGACCGTAAGGGCCGCAAGCGTCTCAGTAAGGCGATTCTTAAAAACAATCGCCTAGCGATCGACGCGTACAAGGCCCAGTCAGCCGCTGTGCGCCAGAGGGTTGTGAAGCGACAACGCGAAAGGCGTTTCGAGGTGCACCCGTATTCCTGTGACGTTTTTGTGTGGCTTGATACTGAGATTTCTTATCAGGGCAAGCCATACGACCACAACCCTCCGTTCATCACGAATGGGTGTTGGGGTAACGTCTTCGGGGGTGCAGTGCCTCTTTTCGCCCCAGCCTGGACGGCCAGTGACGACTATAAACTAGTCGAAAAGTTGAAAACCAAGATCATTGGTTCCGACTTTAATCTGGGCGTCTTCGCCGCGGAGTTTTCTGAAGCTGCGCATATGATCTTTAATGCTGCGAATCGCTTGCAGCTAGCGCTCAAAGCCGCCTCTAAGGGAAGGTGGCGCGAGGCGCTGAGACATCTGCGCCCTCCCAACTCTGCCTCTAAGGACGTAAATCACTTCTATACGAAGGGACGGACGACCTCGCAGAATTGGTTGGAGCTTCAGTACGGTTGGCTCCCTCTTATCTCTGATCTCCAGAGTGGAGCAGAGATGCTGGCTCACATGACCTCTATGCCTTATCAGCAGAAGGTTGTGGCCCGTCTTCGTAAAGGCCGTGACGGCCCGATGACGTCTCAGAGCCCGTCGAATACCCGTGCAAACGGGACCTCTATTCGAAGGAAGCAAATCGTCGCTTATCTACGCGAAGTAGATGTCCCGCAGCTGATCGGTCTAACCGATTATGCCTCGATTGTGTGGGAGCGTTTGCCCTACTCATTCGTGGCAGACTGGGCAATTCCTATTGGGAATTTCCTCGCCGCTCGTGGTGTTGCGTCGGCCCTAAAAGGGACCTTCGTAACGACTGAGTCATCCTATGGATTCGTGACTTCTCTTGAATACATAGGAACTGGTGGACGGATGCTCGAGACCGGACCTTACAACCAGAAGGAGATTCACGTGAGGCGGACTGTCAGCTCTTCGCTGCAAGTCCCTATGCCTACCGTGAAGCCTCTCAAGGACGTTTTGTCTTGGCGTCGAGCCGCCAATGCTGTCGCGCTTTTAGTTCTGCGCGGCACATCCACCCGTCGTTAGACGACTGCTTATGCAGATATTAGCCCTGCACGCTTATTGAGGCTTTAGCAACCTCGTGTGGTCACCTCATTCCTCTCCGGGGATGGGTTAATGGGAATGTATCCCGTGACCGTGTGTATTAAACTTCGCCTCACGGCGAGTCATCCCCTTCTTTAAGAGGAAACTATGTCTGCTTTTGCAAACATTACCGTCTTTGACGGTGCGGGTACGCCTGCCGTTCACACACTGACGGCTGTGGAGATCAACCGCGTCCCGGGTTCTAACAAGAACTCGAAAGTGGTTGCGCTCTGGCGCGAGCTGCTGCCTACCGTTCCCACGGAGGCGCAGATCACTGCCCAGGTGGAGCTCGAGAGACTGCCTTCTGGCACGTTCATCGAGCGGACCATCACCCAAGTGCCTGTCATGGAAGCAATCTCCGGCCAAAACGCTGCGGGTTATACTGCAGCTCCGAAGGTCGCCTTCGTCGACAAGAGGGTAACGGAGCAATTTTCTGCTCCACGGTCGACTGTCGCCAGTCGCCGTCTGCTGCGGCAACTCGACATCAACATCCAGGGGAACATCTCGACAACGGTTACGCCGGCGACAACCGGCCCCTTTCCCGAGCTGTTCGATCTCCAAGCGACTCCGACCTGATCGGTCGTGGCCTATCCCGGCCTGGGTAGACTTAGTTGTCTATCTCTGACGCTTGAAATCCGCTTTGGTAAGCGGGTCCTTGGACTTAAGTTGATGAGGAATGTCCCATGCGGAATACCCCTTTACGCGTCTTTACGCGTTTCGACGAGAAAAGCACAACAGAGGAAACTAACCACTTCCTCCGCCACATCGCCAACGTCCTAGTTTCTAGGATGGGAGACACCCCTTATAGGGTGAGGGTCGACATGCTCTTGCGTGGCGCCCATCTCCGTGAATTGTGCGAGTGCGAGCTTCCCTTTGACCGTCTTACGGTCCAGGATGCCACATTATGGTCGCAGATCATCGCCTTCTTCTCGAAGAGGGAGGATCTCGACCTTGGTGTGGATCAGGTGGCGGTTGCCATCGAGAAGTTCGTTGCTGCTGAACGGCGCTGCGCCGATACGAATGAACTCCTTAAACTTCGTAGACAAGGTCGTATTTCAATGCGACCTTGCGTTGAGGCTGTATTTTTCTCAGCCCAGCGGAAAATTGCGAGGATCTTAGGTGATGTACCTCCGTTAAGCGCACTCAGGCCTCGTTTTGGCGCAGGTGCAAATACAACAATTAAGAAAGCGGTGAGTTGCCCCCGGAATAAATTGGGGGCACCAGTCACCGCGAGTCGCGAACTCTTTCCACATGTTGAGCGTCTCTGGGAAGAGATGCCCGGCTGGACCTCACCCTCATCGGGTGAGTACGTCTATTTGTGTGGAGATGACAGTGAACCGGTTGGAATCCGGCTTGACCTGTCAGCCCCGACGGGTGTTGACGTCGGTGTAGTTGAGTTCGTCCCTAAATCGTGGAAGACCCACCGCGCAATCGTCAAAGAACCGATGCTGAACACTATGTGGCAGCTCGGGATCGGCGATTGGATTACGGAACGTCTAAAACGAGGAGGTTGCGACTTGAAGGATGGGCAGAGCTTTAATAAGGCCGCTGCTCGACTCGGGTCCTTAACCGGCGAACTAGCAACGCTGGACCTCAGTAGTGCGTCTGACACCCTAGCTCACGAGCTGGTGGCAGACCTTCTCCCCCCCGACTGGTACTTCTTCCTTAGGAAGTTTCGTACTGGTAATGTCCGAATCGATGAACTCGATAAGGAAATCGTTCAGGAGAAGTTCTCTAGTATGGGAAACGGTTTCACGTTCCCCCTAGAGACGCTCATCTTCTACGCCATTGCCTCCTCTATTTCCAAGGAGGTTTACGTTTACGGCGATGACATCATCGTTGAAACGGGCGTAGTACCACTTCTCAAGGAGGTTCTAGACGCAGCCGGCTTTCTCATTAATCATGAGAAGTCGTTCACGTCCGGTCCCTTCCGTGAGTCGTGTGGTGGCGACTACTTGCTGGGAATCGATATACGGCCTGCCTTCGTGAAGGACAGGCTTGCAGCTTCGGATATCATGGTGCTCCACAATCACTACGTGAAGCGCTTTGATGACGAGCTGACGGCCCTTTTGCGGTCGCGTCTCCATCGGTCCCTTCAGCTAGAAGGTCCGATGGGGTACGGCGACGGCCATCTCCATACTTGGAGCCCCAACTTGCGCGCTAAGCGCCCCTCGAGTGATCCCATCCCGGGATTTTCCGTCGGTTGCAGAGGTTGGGGGGGGTTCGGATTCGACACTTTCATAGAAGCCAATCGGGAATCCACCCGGATTTCCAAGGGCGACTATGTGCTCCCATCGTATTCTATCTACATCAGCGGTCGCGAGACCGAAGATGAAGATGCCGGCCTCCGGGCCTGCTACCTTCGCAAGAAGGTGAGAATCCGCATACCTGAGACCCTCCAAAAGAGGGGTTACTCAGGCGAGGTGTCTGACGAACTTCTGTTCGTCGAGGCGCCTCCGCCCGTCGTTAGATACGACAGGGATGGGATGATGCGGGTAGTTCTACCCGGATCAGTCGGATACAAACGTATAACGATCTACTTGTCCAATCACCCGTAAGGGCTGGACGCCTCTCTTCTTTTGAAGAGTTGTAGGGGAGGGCCACTGGCCCTTATAAAAG